AGGTGCTCAAAAAATCAAACAAGAAGGCACAAGATTTAGAAATACAGAAACAGGAAAGTTTGTTTCTGCTGATGCCGCTAAAGCCGCTGGTTATGTCGATGACGCTGGCGGTGTAGTTAAAGGTATTGATGCCGCAGCCGATGCCGCAAAGGTTGGCATTGTTGGTGCTGGTCTTGCTAAACTTCTAGGCGTATTCAAAGGTATTGGAGATGTTGCCGCAGGTCCTTTGAAGTTCTTAAGCGAATTGACAGATGTTGGAGCATTTGTAAAAGGTTTAGGTAAAGTCATTGTACCTCTTGGTATTATTATTTCAGTCTTTGATGGTATCTTTGCGGCGATTGATACAAAGACACTTGAAGCACAATTTGGTCCAGGTAATGTGGGTGTTCAACAAAGAATCGCCGCATTCATCGGCGGCTTCATTGGAAGTATCGGTGGTCTCTTTGATGTTCTTGGTAAACTCATGGGCATCGATACTGGTGAGGGTGAGAATTCAATTCAAGGTCAATTGACTGCATTCTTCACAAAAGTATCAGATGAAGTATTGGGTGGCATCGCCGCTTTCTTAAAATTTATTGGCACAGTTATCACTTCAGAAAGTTTCCAAGAAATTTGGAAAACTGCAAAAGAAACTTTATCAAAAGGTTTTGAAGCCGTTCTAGCACTCTTTACGCTAATCAAAGACATATTCATGTCTGACACAATGATGTATATCTACAAAGTGGTAGGTAGCATCATTGGTGAACAAGTTAAGATGGCACTCAAAGCACTTGGAAATGTTGTAGACTTTATCATAGGATTGATTACATTTGACACCGCTAAGATGAGTGGTGCAGTAACAAATCTTGCCGCAAACATTGTTGAAGGTGTTGGAAATATCTTTAAGATAATTGCGAATGTTCTGATTGAAGGTATGAATGCCTTTATTGATGCATTACCAATTCCACAATCATGGAAGCAAAGCGCAAAGATAAGCAAGTTTGCAATGTTAACTCAGAAGGACAAAGAGTTAAATGCACTTACTGAAACTGTATCTGCACGACCAAAAGATGCCGCATCTGCCGCAGAGTGGGACAAACAATACGGCAAGTTCTATGATAGATCAGGAAAACTAAAAGCCGGAACTCTTCAGGAGCAACAACAACTTAGAAAACTCATTGCAGATGGAATGTATGACGCATTGAAGCGTCCTGGTTCGCTTTCTGTAAGTGAAGCATTAAACATTCAAGCAAACATTACACAAGAAGAGTTTGAGTGGCAACAAGAACAGGCGAGAAAAACTGAAGCATATCGTGCAGAAAGAGATGCACTACAAGATCGTTTCTACACTACACTAGAAAATGGTTTTGAAAGAATGCTTACCACAGCCGCAGGACCTGGAGGCTTTGGTAGTACTGCACCTGGTGGTGCGAGAAATGCGATTGAATCCGCTCTTGGTCCAGCATTTCAGAAAATTGGAACTAAAATATTTGGTAAAGAGATGGGTGGGGAGATGGGACAAATCTTCACATCACTCTTTGGTAGTTATGGCGATCAGATAGCAACTCAGGTTCTTGGTCCTGCTCTCTTTGGTGCAAACAAACAAGGTTCAGATAATGCAAATCGATTCTTCAATAGCCTCGCAAGCGGCAACAAGAAGAATGCGATGGAAGACTTTATCTTTGGAACCACAGGCATTTCAATTGGTTCTAGAAGTGCAATGGGATATGAGCAAGGCGCAAAAGACATTGCAAAAGAACTTGCACAAGTATTTGGCACACCATTTGATCCACTCTTTAGTCTTGATGAAGGTCAGCGTCAGCGTGATGCACAAGCGAAAGCAACTAGCGATCCTATTGTTGAAGCAATTAATAATCAAACTGTAGCACTTACAACACCGCCAACAACACCAGGCGGAGGTGCCGTAGTTATTGATCCTGTTACAGGACAAGTCTTATCTTCTTCAAGAGGAATTTATGGTAGTGGTGGACAAAGAGGTGCTGGTGGTGCCGCAGGAATGGTTGGAGCACAAGGCTCACTTATTCCTGGAATGCCAGCAACATCTAAAGCACTAATCAATTTTGGTAGTCAGTATCTAGGAAGACAACTTGGTGTAGATACTTCTACATTTGGTGGTGCAATGGCACAGACTGGATTGAGTGCCGTAATTAACGCTGGTCTTACTGGTGAAAATCTTCTGAATGCTTTGACAAGTATTAACTCACTCTCAAATATGGGTGCTACAATTCAGAAGATGGGTGTTGAAGGCATGATGAGATCCACATCTGGATTTGGTCAAGCCGCAGGAAGTGCCGCAATGAACTTTGGTGGTGGTTTACAGGCTGGTGCATCAGGTGGTTACTATAGCATGTCAAATGTTGGAACGATGACTACTGCTGGACAAGTAGGTTATGTTGCAGGTGTCGTTGGTGCCGCTATGACTGCTAAATCAATTTCTGATGCATTCTCTGGTGGCTATAAGTCTGGTGTTGGTGACGCCGTAGCGGTTGTTGGTTCATTCTTCGATCCAACAGGAGGATTTATCGCTGGTGCCGTTGGTGGTGTTGTTAATCGTCTGTTCGGTCGTAAAGCACCAGAAGTTACAGATACAGGTATTACAGGAACTCTGAAGACCGATTCTGTTTCACTAAAACAATACACAGACATTCTAGAAAAAGGTGGTACTTATCGTAGTGATAAACGATATACAAATTATGCCGATCTTGATCCTAAACTTGTGAAAGGTATTACAACTGCGATTGGTGCTTTGGTTGACGGCATTAAGAAAACTGGTGAAGCAATGGGGCTTGACCGAGCAACCGCTTCAGCATCATATCGTCAAGCATACGAAAAATTATTGAGAGGCGAATTTACTCAAGAGGTTAGAGTTTCACTCAAAGGTCTATCTGAAGAAGAACAAAAAGAAGCATTAGAAAAGATGATCACAGATTTTGCTGAAGGCTATCTGAGAGATGCTTTTGGAACTACACTTGATCGATTCCAAAGATCAGGAGAAAAACTCTACGAAACATTTGACCGTTTGACCAAAGCGGCTCTTGCAATGTCAGACATTACACTAAAACTTCGTTATAATTATGACGCACTCAATATTTCTATGGATGAATTTGATGCGGCGGCATTAGCAGATAGGTTCTTTGATCTTGCTGGTGGTATTGATAAGTATGCACAAGACATGCAATTCTATTTTGAAAACTTCTATACTAGAGAAGAACAATTAGAATACGCCGCAGAAAAAGGTCGCCAACTAATGGAAGCATCATTAGAAAAAGTTGGTCTTGATGCATCAATGAGCGTTGAAGGTTTAACTGGAATGATGGGAGAAACTTTTGAAGACGCAAGAAAAGCATATCGTAAAGTCGTTGAAGATTTCATTGCCGCTAATGGTGGCATGGAAGAGATTGTAAGAAAAGGTGATCCTGTAGTTATTGAACAACTTGCAAGATTGCAAGGCGAACTCGCACAAGAATACTATGCAACTGCAAGATCACTACAAGAACTTGAAAGAATTAAGGGAACATCAAAAGAAGCATTGACTGGTGCCGCTAGAGCAATTTTTGAAGCAGATATGGCCGCAATGGGAAGATCGTTTGCCGTTGGTGGTATTACATCAGGTCCTAGATCAGGCTATGCCGCAATGCTTCACGGAACTGAAGCGGTTGTTCCTCTACCAAATGGTCGTGAGATTCCTGTCGAATTGCAATTCCCACAATCTGAATTGGGATTGAATCGTACTTACATCAACAACATTGTTGGTAATGGAAACAATACAGTTAAATCACAACCAACAAATGTGATTCAATCTGTACCGCAAGCAACATCTGGTTCTTCACCAAACAGAGTATTGTCTTCTGCATATTAAAAAAAGCCCCTCATTGCGAGGGGCTAAAGTTACAACAAGAAGAACTTAAAGGAGATAAAACGAGTTAATCTTCAGCCAGTTTTTCGAAATAACTCAAACTTTCGTCATCGTCATCATTATTCCAAGGCACATCATCTTCAACAGTCTTCTTCTTTGCAGGAGAAGTTTCTGCTTTTTTCACTACCGGCTGACTTGGCTTCTCAGCAACTACACTTTCGCCCTCAAGGTTGAGGACTAAGTTTAGACGCTTCTTCAATTCATCATAAGATTTGAAATTCTTTTCGTCAAGAAATTCAGAAAGTTTGTGTTCAGACTTCCAGATTTTCTCAAGGTCTTCATCATCTTCACTCAGAGGAGCAGGTGAATCAAATTCGGACTTGTCGTAGTTGGTGTAACCTTCTACTTTACGAATTTTCAATTTGAAGTTAGCGCCTTCCCACAGGTCAAAAGGATTGACCGGAGATTCATCTTCAAACTCAGGATTCATCATATCGTTGAGTTTGTCGAAAATTTTCTTGCCAAACTTGAACAAGAATACTTTACCTTCGTTGTCAGGATTCGCTGGGTCCTTAACAACATAGATGTTTGAAATGTATTGAAGTTTACGCTTTTGCTTTCGTGCAGTTTCTTTATCTGCTTCGATGCCAGAGTTCCACAACAGAGTGTTATGCTCTGATACTGGATCTTTTTTGTTTAGCGTAGTGAGGGAGTTCTCAATGTACCATTGACCAGTTGGTCCTTGGAATGAGTGTGAGAAGAGTTGAACCCAAGGCATGTCTTCGCCTTCTGGTGAGGGTAGGAATCGAATGACTGCGAGACCATTACCTGCTTTGTCGACCGTTGCTTTCCAAAAGCGGTCATCTTCATAAGACTTCTTTTCGCCTTCCTTAGAGTTGAGTTTGTTGACTTGTTCTGTCAACTTTTCCAAATCTTTGGTGCGTGACTTGCGTAGTTCTGCGAATGAATTTGCCATATTATTTCTCCGTATGTAAATGTATTAAACCGTATGTTTATCTTGTCCACTATTCTCATGATCTACATTAGTATATAGTCGTTCAAGATTCTTTTTTGATAGACATAATGCACAAATTTTTCTCTTTCGCCACAAAGAGTTTTTTATTGTACCACTAGGTCTTTCAATATGCCTTTCATCTTTGCTCTGTCGTATTCCAAAAATGGCAGGTATTTTTTGCATAGTTGACTTACCCCTTTATAAACTGGATCAGTAATTGTTTTATCATAACTCTTGGTGAAGTTCATGATCGAATTTAAAATCACAAGTGTTTCTAAACTAATTTCTCCACGCAAATACTTCTTAATGATGTTTGGATGATCGCCTTCGCTAACACCAAACCAATCGTTTATCTGATCGGCACTCCATCCATCGATAAAAGACATTTCATTCTTGAAGGTGTAAGTAAGAGATTGCTTTCTTCTTAACCAATCTTTGTAGCGATTCTCACATTCATCTGAGAGTAATTCACCAACCCACATCTTTGGATCGTGAATCATGTTTGCTACCAAGAAGTCTTCAAGGTACTTGTCTTTTCGATTGCCTAACTTCGCAAAAAATATCTTATCTCGCCTTTTCAAAAAAGAATCATAACTCACATTGACCTTACGATTATACTTGATGAAATCATATTTGTCAAGTGTGAAATGATTTTTTATGCCAAGGTATATTTTGTATGCATCAATTGCTTCCATTTTCATATAGGTAACTTAGCATTCTTTGTCACAATCATTTTGCCTTTGATTGCCTCACTCTCAATCACATTCTTCATCTTTGACGAAACAAGAGATGCGGCAGTTTCAATTTCCAAATTGTTTTTCTCACAAAAGAGAACAATCGCATCAATCATACTGATTGGTGATTTTTCTTTCATCAATTCTTTGATGCGATTCTCAAACTCTTTGGGCGTCAAAATATTTAATTTTATATTCATTTCTTTTTAGTCGGTGCCTCAGGTGCCTCAAGTTGTTGATGGGTAATCGCATATGCTAAACAAACATTGTCGGTTGCTGGTGCGTATGCACATCGTACTGTAATAGGATCGATGCCTTTGTCGATTGCATTGACTATATTATTCGCCATGAGAATCTTTTCCGTTACAGAATTTGCAATCAATAAAATGGCTATGATAATGATTGTTCCTGCTATGGTGTGCAACCTATCAATTGACGGTAACATTGTCTTTCCTTTCATAAAAAATGTGTCTACCAATTTGAGTTACCTTCTGTAAATTTTTCCAGTTTGGACTAACATAATCAGCATGATAGAACAATGCCCCCTTTGTTGGATCTTCTAATCTCTCATAGTTCACATAAAAGTTAACTGCTACTTTTACAATTTCATTATACTTCATATTATTCGTTTCTGTCAAGAGATTACTGGTAGAAATGTATTTTGGTGTTGGTTCACACCACCATGAGAATTGGCATACCACTCTTCGATTGCCAATGCTCTCTACTTTTGTTTTCTGCTTAACAACATCACAAATGCTATCTGGAAAGTCTGAAGACTTTACACGATTCATGGTAACAAATGCCACGGCATACTGCCCTTGAAGTGGTTCATTTCGTGCTTCAAAATAAATGTTCTCTGCTAAACATTCGATTTGTTTTTGTGTATCTTTTGTCATTCTTTCGAATGGCACATTGTATTGTGGTACTCCTGCAAATGATGGTGCTTGCTTAAGATATACAAAAATCAAACCGAAACAGATAAGCATAAACAATGAAATCTTATGAATGGACTTCATGCATTCTCCTTTTAAAGGTTGATCAAATTTGGTCTACATAGTCTGAACATATTGCATAGCACTTGAGTTCTTTTACTTTTTCAAGTGGCATGAATGTTTCAGGCATTACACATACGCTGATATCAGTTAAGTCTTGTTTAGGATATGTCCAAATGTAGCCAAAGTTTGTGACGGCATATGCGTCACCCTCATGCCAAAAGAAATGATATTCTGATGCGTTCAAACATAAAAAATGTAGTGCTTCAAGATTCTTGGCATGGATCCAGAGTTTATTGTTTCTAAGAAAACTCTCTGGGATTTCGTATTGAGCATCATTGTGCCCAAGGTATAATTGATTGCCGTGCTTCCACACATCAATCTCGCAGTCATAACCAATTCGTAAGGCATAGTCGATTTGATCTGGACTGTTTTCTAAATTTGTCGGACCGTTTGTTAGCCCTCTATGTGCGATTAACTTCATACTTGTCAGATGGAACACTCGGCCAGCGAATAACAATTAATTCTACATCGGATAAAAACTCAACATCCGATACTTCATTGGCTTCGTATATC